CCCCTTCTCCCACCACACCCCCCCCCGCTCTCGCGATGCTTGGAAAAATGAACACGTCTCTACTCTGCTCTCAACACATCCGGAGCGCGTTATTGAGTCAAGCTATCTCGATGTGCCACACGAGTGGATACCGGAGCAGGTACGCAAAGACGCTGAAGCACTCAAGGAGCTTGACGAGGAAGCATATCGCCATGAGTGGCTTGGCGAGCAGGGTGGCTTTGGCTCTGAGGTATTCACTCGTGTTGAGGTGAGAGACATTACATACGAGGAGCGCAAAGAGCTGGAGTATCACTTCTATGGCGTTGACTGGGGCTTCTCACAAGATCCATTTGCTTGGGTGAAGATTGCTTACGACACAAAGACTCGCACACTCTACATCCTGGATGAGTTTGTGAAGTGTGGACTCTCTAACCAAGACACCGCTGAGCTTGTAAGCGAGAAGCTGGGAAACGCGCTCAAAGACGGTGAAGACGTTATTGAAGACGCTGAGCCCTACGCCACGGTATGGTGCGACTCAGCAGAGCCAAAGAGTATTGCTGACTTCAAAGCTAATGGCATTAACGCTCGCGGTGCACTCAAGACAGGGGCGCACAACATCCATAACTCAATCAAGTGGTTGCAATACCGTACAAAGATTGTGATTGATTCCAGCTGCACTACTGCAGCGCGTGAGTTCAGCAATTACTCATATGTGATGACAAAGGACAACCAGCTCACAGGGCAGTTGCCAGACGCTGACAACCACACTATCGACGCTGTGCGTTATGCGTGTATGACGCTTATCAATGACAGAAGCTTGACGTAAAGAGAAGGGGTCTCACCTTGTCGAAGATTACTATCCAAAAGCCAGACTGGGCACTTAAGTATCTGAAGAAGCGTGGCTTTACGCCGGATACCTCAATGGACAAGTTCCAGCAGCTCTGGTGGGGCTGGTTTACGCATGATAATGAGTACTACAAGCAGCCTTATATCATCAATAATGGTGCTGACTCGTATGACAGGCTCTCAATCAGTCCAGCTTCTATGGTTGCAAGTGAGATTCCAAGCCTTGTCATGAACGAGGGAACAATCCTTTCCAGCTCTGAAGACGCAGTAAATGACTGGTTGGAGCGCACGATTCCAAACTTTGTAGATGAGCAAGCAGAGTTCATCAGTACTGTCTTTGCTCTTGGTGTTGGCGCATGGGTAGCTAACTTCCATGGCTATGAAGGCAACGTCTCAACCAGCATTGATTCCATGAAGGCATGGCAAATCATCCCGCTTCTGGGTGACGGTTGTGCGTTCATCTCTAAGGTAACTGTGGACTCTAAGCTCTATGACCAGCTGCAGCTTAGATACTTCAATCAAGAGACGCAGTCTCACGTGGTGGAGACGCTTCTCTTTAACGCGCAGAACCGTATTACTCCTGTTGAAGTTGAAGGCATTACAGGCTTTGTTGACACTAAGCAACCACTACCAACGTATGCGCTTGTTAAGCCAGCTAAGTACAACGCTCATGACGAGCTCACACCGCTTGGCGCATCTGTCATTGAGGATATCTGCGACTCTTGCAGACTGGTAGACGAAGCGTTCAACCAGATGTATTGGCAGGTAAGAGTCTCACTGCCAAAGATGGTTGTAGACGAGCAAGCAATTGTACGTGACAGCAAGGGCAAGGCAAAGTTTGTCAACACTATGGACCAGATTATGTTTGCACCCATCTCTGCTGGCATCAGTGCAGAGTCTCCTATGACCGTCTACAACCCTGACACGCACATTGATGACATGGTTACCGCATTCAACAATGCTCTTGCTGTGCTGGGCTTTAGAACTGGCTTTGGTGCAGGGTATTGGTCATTCACGCTGGGACAGGGACTCAAGACTGCAACTGAGGTTGTCAGCACTAATGCAACGCTTATCAGGACCATTAGAAAGCATGAGCACTCCATTGAGAACTCAGTAAGAGACCTTGTTCAGGGTGCGTTTGCTGCAGAGTGCGCCATGAATGGCTACAAGGTAGACGAGCCTGTGCTCGTTGACATTCTGTGGGATGACTCGGTTATCTCGGATGACAAAGCAGACCGTGACATGATGAAGGATGACATTGCACGCGGTCTTTGTCCTAAGTGGAAGTACCTCGTCAAGTACCAAGGCATGAGTGAGGACGACGCAAAGGCATTTACTAGCGAGACTGGCGGAGTAGCACTTGACGCAGACCTTGGTGAGTAGCTGTGAAACCGACTGAAGAAATCGCTGTGCGTCTCGTAGGGGGCGCACAGTCTGCTTATGTACAGGAACTCTCATACTTCTTTTTGAACCTGCTTGATGAAGTAGTGCGCACAAATGGCGCAGTCATTCGAGGTAGAGAGATTGCAGACTTTGAGCGTCTCTCTAGGCTCTCTCGCGAAGAAGCTCTCGCGATCTACTACAAGTACCGCCCAGCCATCGACAAGCAAACACGTGAGGTCCTAAAGACTGCGCTCAAAAAGACTGATGACGCACTTGTGGGACAGTTTGTGCGAGCGATGGGCTCACGGCGTCACATGACTAACCTCGCAACTATCATCGCTGCTCAGACAGCGCAGGGCATGAATGAGGTCCTTGAGCGTCAAAACATCGCACTTGCCAAAGACCAAGCAACACTCTGGTATGACGTGACAGCTGAAGCAATCGCCCGTCATCAAGCGGGAGAGCCAACACGAGCTGTTATGGAGCGTGGAGTTACAAGGCTTGCCAACTCTGGACTTGAGACCATTGACTACATCAGCGGTACTAAGACAACCATTGACGCAGCTCTAAGACGCCACATTGTCTCCCAGGCGAACCAAGCGAGAAACCGCCTACTTATGCAGCGCATGGATGAGTGGGAATGGGACTTGGTCTTTGTTGACGCACACTTTGGAGCGCGTCCAAGCCATGCTGAATGGCAGGGCAAGGTGTATTCCAGAAGTGGCAGGAGTACTGAGTACCCGTCTCTTGTCGATGCTACAGGCTACGGTACCGTTACGGGTCTCTGTGGAGCTAACTGCTACCACTACATGACCCCTTATGTTCCTGGATACTCTCAGTTGCCAGATATGGACTACTCAGAGCAAGAGCGCATTACAGGCATGACCAGTGACGAGTACTACGCAGCTACGCAGAAACAGCGTAGATATGAGCGTCTCATCAGGAGTCAGAAAAGAGAGATCTCTTATCTTCAAGAGGTGAGAGCAGACGCAGTAAAGCAGCGCATTAGGCTTGGTGAGCTGCAAGACAAGCTGCGCCAATTCACGCATGACAATCACTTGCGCCGTGACTATGAGCGTGAGCGTGCCTGGGCAGTGAGCAAGCAGCCTATAGCACTTGGGCGAACTGACTTTAGAAACACAAGAAAGGCAATGTCTAGAGTGAACTCTGGCTCACAAACTAAAGACGTTGTGTCTAAATCAGATTTTATGAAGTGTGCTACCTTCGAGGACTTGCAGAAAGCTGTTGAAGAAAAGTACGGCTTCTATATAGACAAAGCACTAGAGGAGAACTTCTTTGAATACACGCGTGGTTTATGTGCAGGACTAGATGATGCTTTGACTAAATTCCCACAGCTAAAGAAGATAGTTGGTAACATAAAAATGGGTTCAGCGATACGGCAAACAAGTGCCCAAACAAATGTGTGGGGAACAATCTATATCAATTCAAAGATGCTCAAGGCTGTGTCAAATACACCATGCAGCGATGGTAGACACGAAGCGGGGCATCTTGTAGAAGCGATGCTGTCTCAATATGATGAAGCAGAGTTTATGAGCGCAAAACACTCAAAGAGAATCATCACAAGAGCACTGCGAAATTATAATAAGAAGTACACTGAAAACACCTATTCAGCTGAGCAATTGATATATAATACTATTAGTACATATCCATCTTCAGCATCATTAGGATATGTAGGGGTATATGCTACGAAAACCGTTTATAGTGAGTCATTGGCAGAGAGCGTAAGAGTAGCTATTGAAACAGAACAGATAGACCCAGACTCGTTCTTGTCCTTTATTGTTGAATCTATTTTTAAGGAGATTAGATAATGACACACTTGCCTGATAGACCGTTTCTTAAGTCATTATTTGATAAATATGGTCCAGAGTATGTTAGGGAACACTATTTTGACGATAATGGCGTAAAAGATTCTGCTCCAGAAGAGCTAAAGGCTGAATTCAAAGATGTTGAATTCAGACGCTATCCCGAAAATATAAGTATATAATAAAAAAAAAAAAAAAAAAAATAACCCCCCCCCCCCCCCCCCCCCAGGGGGGGGGTTTTTCTTTTAGCTGTTAACACTCACAGACAATTCTTTCAGCGCAGGAAAAGGACCTGCGATTGACTGAAAGGATTTGGTCTATGCATCGTAATGGATCTCCTGCACCAGACGAGGTCACAGAGGAAAAGAAAGACTCTGACACCCAAGACTCTACGCAGGAAAACCAGTCCCAGGACCAAGTAGCAGAAGAGGAAGCATCTTCCCAGGACTCTGCTACAAGCGAGGACACAAGCGCAAACGTCAATACCCACAAGCTAGAGCGTGACTTGGCTAATCGTGAGAAGCGCATTAAAGAGCTGGAAGCAGAGCTCGCAGAGTCCAAGAAGTCTATGGCTTCTTCTGATGAGCGCATTTCTGCCATTGAGAAGCAGCTTAAAGACTCACAGGAAGCCAAGGAGAAGGCAGAAGTTGAAGCAAAGCTTACTTCTGCTGGCTGCATTGACTTAGAGCTTGGTAGAGCTGCTCTGGCTGCTTTAGAGGGTGACGTTGCCAAACTTAAAGAAGCAAAACCTTATCTCTTCCAGTCTGAGCCAAAGAGCGTAAATACTACCGGCAAGCCCGCTGGCAGCTCTTCTGGCATTGCTCGCAACATTAAGGAAGGACTTGGACACTAATGATTAATCTCGCTACCCTTGCAACCAACTCCGGCGATAAGCTCACACAGGGCTTTATCAATGAGCTTGTCACTGACAACTATCTGCTCGGTGCGCTGACCTTCGACAACTGCATGAATGCTTCTGGCACTTCTGATTTGGTCTACGGCTATAAGCGCGTAAAGACCCCATCTTCTGCTGCATTCCGTGCACTTGGTGCTGAGCCAGTCGCATCTGAGCCAACCGTTGAGAAGAAGACCACTACCCTTGGTATTCTCGGCTCTACGTTCCAGATGGATCGCGTTGCCAAGGCTGCTGCAGATGACCTCTATGAGATGTATCTGGAGCAGGCTAAGGACGCAGTCTCTCGCAAGTTCAACGCAAGCATCTTTGCTCCTACCAAGGACGCAAACGGTTTTGACGGTCTTGCAGCTGCTCTGAAGACTACCTCTACTGAGATGACCTCTAAGACCGATATCAAGGTCACTACCAAGGAAGCTGCTCTTACGTACCTTGAGGAGCTTGACACTATGCTCTCTAACCTCATGCGTACCCCTGACGTACTCATGATGAATGCAGCTCAGTACACCAAGCTGAATGCACTTCTGCGTGTTGTTGGTCTTGGCACTGAGTCCAAGGAGACCGCTGGCAATGTTGTTAAGGCTTACAACGACATTGCAATTCATGAGGTCCGTGACGGCTCTATCACCGACGGCTCTATCTATGCTGCTTGCCTTGGTATGGACGGCTTCCACGGTATCACCCTCAAGGGTGACAACGCATTCACCGTTGCGCTTCCTGACTGGACCACTCCAGGTGCTGTCAAGAACGTTGATGTTGAGTTCGTTTGTGGCGTTGCATTGAAGGCAACTAAGGCTGCTGGTGTCTTGAAGCCTAAGGCTGCTTAATGGCAACCCCAAGCCTTACATACGACTTCTACCGCAATACGTATAAAGGCTCTCTTGGCGAGGGTGAGTTAGACGCTCCCCTCGTCAAGGCTCAAGCACTGCTTGTCTCGATGACTGGTGAAGAGGTCCCTGAGAAGTACAGCGAGAAGTGGCTTCTTGCCCTCTGTGCACTATGCGACAGAGTAGCTGGCAAAGACACCCGTGGAATGGTTAAGAGTGAGAGCGTCGGTAGTGTGTCCTATACCTACACAGACGCTCAAGCAAGCGTCTCTGACCTCTCCTGCGTGTATCCCTTCTTAGCTGGTACAGGTCTTCTTTGGAGGGGTATTCGATGATTGCCTGGGATACTGTCACCGTCTGGCACAAGCAGGATAAGGGGTTCACGCGATCTATTCATCAAGGCGTACACGTTGAAGAGAAGCTCGCCAATACCGCTTCAACCGTAGGACCACAGAACGCCAACGTGCTTAAGGTGTGGTTCTTCAGAGACCCGGGTCTCAAGGCTGGTGACTTCGTTATTCGTGGCATCAGCTCCGAGGAGAAGCCAGCACAAGACGCACGTATGGTGCGCTCTGTAAACCCTTATTCCACTCACCACGAGACCCATCATGTGGAGGTAGAAGCCAGATGAGAATGCGTGTGGTTGACGTTGATGTTGAACGTTGCAAAGACAAGGTTTCAAACGCTGTAGAAGCTGCCCTTGGCATTGTCGCTGACAACGTACTGGCTGACTGTAAGACTTACGTCCCTTATGACTCAGGAGCCCTGCAAGGCTCTGGCACTACCCGTCAGACTGGCAGTGCTGCTTATGTTGAGTGGGGCGCAGGAGACGCAGCAGCTTATGCACGTGTTCAGTACTACTCAACACACAACCACAATACGCTTCAGAATGCCTTGCATGCCCCTAATGCCTGTGACCATTGGTATGACCGTTGCGCAGGTGTAAGAGGTAATGCATGGCAGCAAATGTTCGCAAAAGTTCTTGGAGAGAAAGTTGGAGGGGCATGGTAGACATCGCTCAAAGCGTTACTGACTGGCTAAAAGACATTCTCACAGGTATTCCTGTTGAATATGGTCAGTTCCCCAACGGCACCGGTGCTGCACAAGCAATGCTTAAGGCTGCTCCGGGTGAGCCTTGGGTGCTTCATTATTGTTCTGGTGGCGGTATTAAGCAGTTCCCTTATGAGGTATATCTGCAGACACGCCCACTAGACGAGCAGGAGCGCATTGACGGTCTTGCCATGCTGCGTAAAGTCCAAGCTGCCATTGAAGACGGTGGTGCACCAGAGGGCGTTGTTGTATACGCTCACGATGTCACCACACTGCCATCTCCCTTCAGTGTTGGCGAAGACGGAGTCGCAACCTACCAGCTTATCGCCCAAATCAAGTACAGGGTTTAACCCTTAAAGAAAGGAAATACTATGCCAGATTCACCAGCTGTCGTACAGCCAACGGAAGCACAGCGCACACCTGTTTCTATTTACGAGATTCAGCACTGGATTAAGTTCCCAGGACAGACGAACTTCATCCGTGTAACCGAGACCACCAAGGCAGACCCGGAGCGTGAAGCCAAGTCTTATGAGCCAACCTATATTGATCGTAAGACCCAGCCTAAGTACAACCTAGGCAAGACCGACACCTTCAGCTTTGAGGTTGACGCAATGGGTCCTGGTGGCATTCAGAAGATTCTTGCAAGCTATGAGGATGTTCTAGACGTACCTGTTGAGTATGTCCGCACTTGTGGCTATGACTTCAAGGCAGGCAAGGCTTGCGAGAAGACTGCTCTTGTTGCTAAGCACGCAAAGGCAACGCTGAATGTCTCGCCATTCTCTGGCTCTGACATTGCGCCTATTAAGATTGCCTTTAAGGTCGCAATCACTGACGAGTACGAGTACGGCACATTCAACTATGACACTGCAGCATTTACTAAGGCTGCATAGACATAGTCCCCATTCCTCTCTGGGGAAGCACCTGGCATATGCTGGGTGCTTTTTTATTTGGCGTTACCCGTGACACAAGATATCTGCAAGGTAAACCCATAGAGAGGAACACTTATGGCACTGAAGAATTACAAGCTTGACGGCGCACCAACAGCAAAGGTGAAGATTGAGGGCAAGACCTATGACGTAGATCTAGGCAACATTACCTTCGTTGTGGAAGCCAACTCTTGGGCAAAGCGTCTGTCATCGTTTACAGGGCTCACAAATGATGAGGTAATGGACAACCTCACGGATCTTGCAGATGAAGCACACAATATTGTCGCTTTCGCTCTTGGTGAGGAAGCTGCAGAGGAGCTTATTGGCAAGGCAAACCGACTCAACATCTACCGCTTGATGAAGATTATCTCGATTCTGACAGAAGTCTATTCAGCAAGTGACGCTGTGTCTAAGGTCTCCGAGCTTATCACGCAAGAGAACTCCAGCATGGATGAGTAATTCATGTTTCTCGACTCGGTTATCAAGGGTGCTCCCGTCACAGTCGATGTGGCGGGAGTATCTGTACCCATTAAGAGTGGCTTTAGGACCTCGCTCATCTACATGACAATGGATACAGAGAATAGCGCTGTTGCTAATGCGAGAACACTAAACCTTTTCTACGCTCAAAAAGGCGTACTCCCAGACCAAGTGTCTAAGTATCCAGTAGAAGCTCTTCAGGCAGCGTCTGAGTGGGTTGCAGGGGCATTTGACACTATCTCATACGGTGAGCAGTACAAGCGCATCCAGTACTACAGGAAGAAGAACTTTGACTGGCACTATGACGCAGGCATTGTGACTGCTGACTTTATGCGCATCTACTCAATAGACCTCACCAGCAAAGCCACACAGCTTCACTGGTATACCTTCATCAACTTATATCTGGCTCTTCTTGCCACTCCAGACACGCTCACAGGGCAAGCGGTAGCTGCAAGAAGCCCGCTTGAAGGAGACACCACAAAGGAAGAAGAGCGTGCTCATGCTAGGCGTGCGCAAGCTTGGGCGTTACCTCCAACAGAAGATGAATTACGGGAGATGGCACTCCGTAACTTCTAATTCTAGGAGGTCAATTTGGCAGATGGAAAAGTAGTCATTGAGATTCTTGGTGACTCTTCCAAGTTCGCCAGCGAGGTTTCCAAGCTAACTGATACGACTTCTAAGGCAATCTCAAGCCTTGGCAGTGGTTTTTCTAAAGCGGGCACAATACTTACCGCTGCAATTACCGCTCCTCTTGCCATTGCAGGTGTCAAGGCTGCTAGGTGGGCAAGTCAGACTGCAGCAAATGCTGAGCAAGTAGACATTGCTTTTAACACCATGCTTGGTCCTGAGCGTGCTAAGAAGATGATTGCTGATCTAGTCGAGTTCGCAAAGACCACACCATTTGAGATGGCAGGTCTCAACAAGGCAACTCAGCAGATGCTCGCTTATGGCTTTGCAGCTGATGATGTCATCCCCATGCTTACAGATGTTGGCAATGCAACTGCAGCACTTGGTGCTGGTCAGCAAGGCATTGACGCTATTACCCGTGCTCTTGGTCAGATGCACGGCAAAGGTACTGCAGCTTCACAGGAAATGATGCAGCTTACTGAGGTTGGTATCCCCGCTTGGGAGTACCTTGCAAAGGCTTTGCATACAGACGTTGCTGGCGCAATGGATATGGTTACTAAGAAAGCAGTCAGTGCTGATGTAGCCATTGCAGCAATTAGAGCTGGTATGCAGGGTGACTTTGGCGGGCTGATGATTAAGCAGTCCAGGACACTTACTGGCGTGCTCTCAAACCTTTCTGACGCAGCAACCGCAACCATCATGAAGATGTATCAGACAGATGCATACAAGAAGATGACAGACGCGCTCTCCAAGCTGGCAGACCCAATTCAGAAGCTTGTTGAGTCACTTATGCCACTCTTCGAGCGTGGTATGGAAGCTCTCGCTGCTATGGCAACCAATGCAGCTAATGCAATCAATCAGATGTCAGCTTCAGACATTCAGACCATTGCAAAGTCTATTGGAATGCTTGCCGGCACTGGTCCTGCACTTCTTGTCATTGGCAAGTCAATGGAGACAGCTGGCAAGATGCTTGGAGCGTTCTCCAAGGCTTCAAACGTTGTTGCAAGTGGTCTATCTACTATCAAGGGCATAATCCCTGGCACACTCTCGACTGTTGCAGGACTAAGCACAGGCTTTAAGTCTTTCTTTGGCGCAATCGCTGCAACAGTCCAGGACAAGCTGGAGACAGCAATTCTCTATGCTTGGGAGTTTAGAGACAAGCTTGTGAAGGCTTTTAGTGGTCTCAATAACCCCATTAAGAACAAGCTTGTATCCATTGTTTCTGCTGCGCAGTCTACATTCAAGAGCATGGCAGCAACTGCAACGCTGCACCTTACATCTATTGCGAGAAACGCGCAGGGTGTACTTGCAACCGTTGGTGGTAACGTGGCTCAGTTTATGAGTCCTGTAACCTCTGTACTCTCTAAAACTGGAAGCGCAGTCTCTGCTTTCGCTGCTCCTATTGCTGCCAAGCTTGGTGGCGTTGGTAATGCCATTGCGGGTGTTCTAGGACCCGCACTCACGGGCTTAGGACCTAAACTTCTAGGAGCAGTACAGCCAGCCATGGGCATAGTTGCAACCCTCGCTTCTGGCTTTGGCAGCGCAACTGTGGTGCTTGGTGTGCTCTCAATTGCTGCAGCGGTAGCTGGTACAGCTTTTGTTGCTATGGGTGGAGACATCACACAGGCAGCAGCAAACATTGCAAGCAATATCGTAGGTATTGCTGATACTATCCCTGGACTTGCGTCTCAAATCAGCTCAGTTCTTCCACAGGTGGCTTCTGGTCTTGCTTCTGCAGGTCCTACGCTGGCTCATGCCTTTGAGGTCCTCTTTTCTCAGATGGGTGCAGCATGGCAGCAAATTGCTCCAGGATTACTGGAAGCAGTTGGAGCTGCAGCTGGTGCAATCTGCGACATTCTCGTGGCTTCTGCTCCTTCTCTTATGGCTGGAGCAATGCAAGCGTTCACCTTTATCCTGCAAGCCCTCACTGAGGTTGCAGGACAGCTTGCAGAAGCAGCTCCACAGATCCTGCAAGGTCTTGTTGATGGCTTTGTCGCTAATGCTCCGGCACTCTTTGAAGCAGCGCAGGGTCTCTTTATGGGTCTTGTTGACGGCGTTGTGGCAATCATTCCAGCTTTGGCAGCAGCATTGCCACAAATTATTGATGTCTTTATCTCAGGTCTTCCTGGCTTTGTTGGAACGCTGCTCTCAGCTGCAGTGGACCTCTTTGTGGCAATCGTGAACGCTATTCCAATAATTCTCCCAGGACTCATTGGCAACGTTGGCAATCTGATTGGTACCGTTGTCTCTAACCTTCCAACGTTTATTGGAATGCTCCTTGGTGCAGCTGTAACGCTCTTTACTGCCATTGTCACAGCTGTTCCACAGATTATTGGCAGCCTGCTTGGGGCAGTCGGAAACCTACTCAACCAAGCAAAGAACGCCATCACGAGCTTTGACCTTGGTAGCGCGGGGCGCGCATTCATCCAAGGCTTTGTAAATGGTGTAACTGGCTTAGCAAGCTGGGTAGTCGACAGAGTCTGTGGAGTCTTTAACGGTGTTGTTGGTGCAGTCAAGGCACTCCTTGGTATTCACTCGCCATCACGCGTTATGGCTGGTCTTGGTGGCTACACAGTAGATGGCTTCGTTGTTGGTATTGCGGGCGGTAAGAGAGACGTTTACAAGGCAGCACAGGACCTCGCAGAAGCTGCTCAGAGTGGCGTAGATGGCTATGCGCTCAATGTTCCTATCAACAAACAAATGGATATGACTGCGTCACTTGTGGCTAACGGCATCTATGCAGATACCAACCAAGCCATTGCAGACCTCTCAGCGCAGATGGACATCATGACTAAGCGCATTGAGGACGCATATGGCAAGCCTGTAAGGGTTGACGTGAACAATCGCGAGTTCGGTCGAATGGTAAGAGAGGTGAGCGCATAATGCGCACAGACATTAGATACACAACCTCTGACGGGAGCAAGTACATGGAGTTTGGAGGGGCTGATAAGTCCCTCCACTACATGGAACACGAACTCAGAGACTGGATGTGGTCGTATACATCAGGTAAGAACTCAAGCAGAATTACGTCATTTAGGCGACGTGATCACAAGCCAAAGACAATTAAGTTCCCTGTTGGCATCGCTGCTGAAAGCGATGAAGAAGGCTTAGAGCTGCGCAACAGAATTATTGAGCTTGGCGAGAAGGACATCTTAAACCGCACCCCAGGAACGCTCACAGTAGGCTCTTGGGGCATCCATTGCTACATTATTGGCGGTGCGCCAACTAACTACTGGCTCTCTGACAAGTTCTCAGAGTTTGTCTTGACGCTTCTTGTTGAAGACCCTACGTGGTTCAAAGCAACTACGCTCTACTTTGAGCATGAGACAGTCGGTGCTGTTGCTGGCGTTAAGCCTGACTTCCCAAGGGACTTCCCCTTTGACCTTGTTCAGGGAAAGCCCGCTAAGTCATTCACTAATCCTTCTAAGAGTGCTTCTCCTTGGCTCTGGCGTGTCTATGGTCCTGCGACCAACCCATACATCAGAATTGGTGAGAACCTGCACAAGGTAAACACCACTATTGCAGCTGGTGCATATCTTGAGGTTGATTCTCAGAGTAAAACCGCTGTTGTAGTGCAGGATAACGGTACCCGTGAGAACGTCTATAAGTTCAGAGAGCGCGGAGCATACGGCTCTGGCTCTTACCTCTTCGAGCCAATTAAGCCAGGAACTGATGACATCACATGGGATAACACCTTTGACTTTGACCTCACGCTCTATGAGACGCGCTCTACACCTCCATACGAGAAAGAGCAGCCACAGGGTGAGACTCGCACACCAAGGGCGGTAAGCACTCAAAGCGCGTCTAGTGAGGTGAGCGCATAATGCCAGACATTAGCTACACAGACGCAACACATCTAGATATTGGCGTGCTCAAAGGAGCACGCCCTGACCCGGGATATGGGGACACAGGCAAAGA